TGAAGCTCTTCATACAGATTGTCATAACGCTCTTTCCACCAAGTGTCTTTGTTTTGCATTTCTGCATTCAAAACATCATAACGATTTTTCCAAAACTCGTCTGTCTTTATGTCCGCATTTGCCTGCTGTTCTTTTACTTCAGCTCTGTATTTCTTTCTTTCGACAAAGTGCATAACTATGGCATATATTATGCCACCAGTACCAAAAAGATAACCGAAAATTGAAGCGAAACTGTCACTCATCCATTCCATCATGACCTCTCTTTCTTGCCCTTAATTTAGCCAACTTAGTGCTTTGCTGATATTTGATGTAATCGTAATTTGAACGCAGACATCTTACTATTTCGTCAGCAAAAGATTTTACCAACTTATTAAAAGCTAATTGATAATTATCCCAATCCGAATCATTGTTTTTAGTACAAAGATAAAGTATTGCCTTTGTTGAGGCACTAACCTTATTGAAAAATCTGTACCATTCTTTGTCATCGGAATCTACAAACTTAAAATCTCTCCAACGTATTGAAGGTGTTAACAAATCAAGAGCGTTGCTAAGATTGTATGCGAAATCTCTACTGATAAAAGAACATCTTTTATTCAATGTCAATCCGCAACCATCCTTATCATCGCGGAAAAAATCTATCGCAATAGCAATACCATATGTGTTATGTTCCATAAAGTATTGCTTTAATCTGCAAGTAGATTGTTCAACCACCTCTACTTTTCGACTCCTAAGTTCATTCGCAAGAGCATCCCTAAATTGTCGGGATGCTCTATCAAAACACCTTGATGTTAAATAAACTATCTTACACATAACTAACAAGGAATTACAACACTAAATTGTTGATTCTTCTGAGGCAAGGAAATTTTCAAAAGCCTTTACGAAAACATTGCTCTCTGCCTTTTCTTCTTCGTCAGCACCCTCTTCAGTCTCTGATTCAGATTCATCGTTAGAAGCATTGTCTTCATAGTCCTCAAACGGATTCCAATCCTCGTCAGGCTCTTCACCTTCAGTCTCTTCTCCAAAATCTCCACCCATCTGTTCTTGCTGCTTAGCGGCTTGCTCTTGCTGTTTGTTCTGACTATACGCTTGCCAAAATACGGAATTTTCGATAATTTCTCCAACGTCCTTAATTTTCGGCAAATCCCATTTTTCACGAACTTCGTTGAGCGTAGCAAAATTAGACAGCTTTTTGATATCCATATCAAGCTCTTGCTCAATAGTCATACCATTCAATCCCATAAATACAAATTCGTAATCAGGATTGATTTGCTCAACAATATATTTGTTTATCTTTCTTTGAATGAATTTCAGGATGGGGTACAAACCCTTGTCCTTAGAGTGCTGTAAACGTTCAGCTTGAGAACCCTCAAACAAACCGCTGTTTCCAGTGCCTCGGCTAATATCCCATCCAATTTCAGTCGGGTCAATTGAATATATAGCACAAGCTAACTTGATAAGATATTCCATCCAAGATGTGTATTCCATATCTCTGTTATTCTTCTGCAAATCTATCCAATCAACATCAGCTTCAACAACTGGAGTTTTCCAAGATTGCATAACGCCTGAAATCATGGCCTGCCATTGCTGTTTGAACTGCTGAAGAGTTTTCTCGTTCATGCCTCCCTTAACTCGCAACAAACCCTTTGGAGCACTGCCTTGACTGAAAAAACGTCTATTGTATTCATCGCCCCAAAGTAATGCTGTAACAACGTTAATCAAATCTTCAAGCTCAGAACATCCATAACCATTAGCATTAATGTATGTAGATGGATTGCGAACTCCAAAACAAAGTTCCCAAGGATAGAATTCATTAACAATTGCATTTTGGTACACCTGAACATACTGAGGATAATATCCATTGACTTGCTTGTTTAAATTTTGAAGCTCAGCATCGGCGTAAACTCCCGAACCAAGACGATGGAAGAATGTATTTTCATAATCGTCTCGAAACGCACTTTCAGCCATACGGAATGTTGAAGCATCAGTAGCTACGAAATACTCCAGCTTACCTCTACGATTGCGAATACACTCAAACGTCATTTGGTCAAACGTCAGAGAATCTTCAACAATTTTACGAATAAACGTATCAAAATCATCATAAGTCCAAGATGCTTGATTGCCACAATTCATTATGAAATCTGTAATGGCGTTGGCAATCTTCTTGTCCTTTTCATCCATCTTCTGCTCAACACCCATCTTTGCCTTTTTACGAATAACAAAGCCTGTGTTGTATCTATCTGCCTGAGGCTCTGCGAAATCTGCTATCTGATTCTTTCTCGTTTTGATAATAGAATTGATGATGGGGGTTTTTGCCATACGACGCAAAGTGGTGTAGGTCAAAGAAAACATCTTGTCCTTGTACCCCAAATTAGAACTGAACTGCAATGGGTCTATGAAATACGACTTAGCTTCAGCAATCGGCTTGCTTTGAATCTTAGTCATTGTCTGAGCTGCTGCAATCATGTCACTCGGATTGTCTGACTTAGCTGCTTTTTCAATGAGTCGGAATCGCTTAGCAATCAATTTCTGCTCAGCCATATCAACTGCTTTTAATTGGTCTGCATAACTTGGCATGTCTTTACAATCTTTATTTTTAACTATTTTTACATTCTTTATAACTGTTATGTAATTTGTGTAAAAAATAAAAAGAGCAGAGACATCAAATCTCTGCTCTCCGCTAATCATTGGGACTGGGGTGGCAGCCTCAACAATATCTTAATCAAACGTTACCTCTTCCTCAACGTCCTCACCATTCGCTGTAATCTTCTTCTCAATAGGTGTCTTACCAGTGAGTTCAGCCTTATAGGTAACAGATTCTCCAGCAAACAGATAACCCTCCCAGCTGAGTCCGTTCTGCTTCTCTCCGTTGATTGAAAGAACAGCATTCTCAGGAACTGTAATTGTCACTTTGCTAACCTCAGGCAGTTCAAGCTCTTCACTGCCAGTAGCATCTTCATGAATCAATTTAGTGATGGTTAGCAATTCCTTTTTATTAGAAATTGCGGCAAACTTCAAAACTTCCTGAATGTTCAGAACATCACCATTGCGGAACGGAAATGCATCTGAACTTACATTTTCAGGCCTTTCTACCTGCATGACGGTGAAACGCTTAGCATTTCCGTCATCGTTGGTCTTCAGGATTGCGTTTACAGCTGCGCCTGAGACAGTGAGTACAAAAATAATACTTTTCATTGTTGCTAAAATTTTAGTTATGAAACATTTTGAAAATACTTATAACTGCCTTCAATTTTTATCAAAAGAGAATACAAGATTTTCAACTTTCTTAGCATCCTGAATATCGAATATGATGTACTTACACTTCAAATTTTCATGAAGAACTACGACAAGGCATTCATCGCCTACTTCATACATATCTGTATTATTGTCAAAGCTAACAACAATGGCCTCATCGTTCTTCAATCTGTTATAAAACGCATCGAACGCATCTTTTTGTATTGCATCCGTAATATCGTTGGATGATAAATATCTCAAACGCTTGGAACAAGTGTCCAGCTCGACACTAACCAAATCATAATCAAAGTCGAGCTGTTCTTGTAACTCAATCAGCTTCTTGTTAATCATTTTACAATTATACTTTTTGTTTTCGGTTCAAATTTAGAGCGTTGCTTGCCAGTTTTGATTGTCATCTTCCAGTATTTCTGAAATTCGCACAACCACATTTCAATCTGATGAAGAGTTATGTTACATTCATCGCTAAAGTAGTATTGCCTTTTTTCCTTATCCCATTCAAGATAATACATCGGCTCTCCCTTACTCTTAGCAATTTTAGCAAGCTCTTTTTCGGCGGCATCACGTAACCAATAAATAGCTTGTTTTTGGTCTTTCAGATTGTCGATTGAAGGATAAATCAAACGAATACCAATTGAAGCTCCTGGCCCAACGTTGGTATAATCATTTTGGTCAAACTTCATAAACTTTCTGTCGGTGTACCTTGGAATGTAAGTGAAATCCTGATAGAACTCATGAGCAATAAAATCTGCTACGGCAGGCATCTTAGTTAGATAGCTAATAATGTCTTCAGGACTTTTGGCAGAAATCACAGTTTTTATAATTTCTGGAATCTTAGCGTGTAGTGTGGGCACAACTACACGTGTATAGCAATAATCTCGTGGTTGTCCTGGGGTGGCTTGAGAGTTAATTAAGTAAGCGGTGGTGTAAGGATTCAAACCAGTGCTACGGATGCCTGCAATAAATCTACTGAATTCATCCTCGTCATATTCATCATAGTCAGGTATTCCGTTTTTCCATTTAGTAGCAGAAATCAATTCATCGGGACTTTGAACCTGCTTTAAACCGCTCTTTGTAGGTGCTCCGAATAAATCAACTTGTATAGCCTTATTTTTAGGATTGAATGTAAATGTTTCTGGATTGTTGAAGAAACGAAACACCATCATCTTCCAAATAAGATTCTTCAAGCTTAGACTATCGTCAAGAAGAATGTTTTTAATTTGCCACTGAGAGTTTCTGTCAAGCTCCCTATAAACATTGGTGAACTTATAATCTCTCAGAATCTCGTTTTCAGTCCAAGGTCTTTCTTTTTTGTCAATGAACCTACGTTTCCAAATACACATACGTTCATGCATGAGCCAAAAGAACAATCTTTTATTCTCTTCATGAACATCAATGTTTTCATTAGGCAGCTGGTCAAAGAATGAGTAAGCTGCAAACATCTTACCTTTGCTCATAATTGTTTATTGTATGCTCTGATTAAAAATTCTCTTTTTGCTTCAACATTCCCCTTTCTCATCATCTTCATAACGACTTCTTTTTTTAATTTAGCAAGCGGTCTTTTATGAGCACCTACTAATTTAGTCATAGATACGCCAAAAAGACAAGTATTGCCATTTGTTTTAGATTCATAAGCGGGGTGTGCGTCAAGAATGGGGCAATAAGCATTGCCGTACATTTTATCAATTACGAATTTCTTTTTTGAACCCCAAACTTCTTTGTTGATTACATAGTCACCTATTTTGAAATATTTGAATATAGAATCCATATAAATGCTCGTTTTATTAAGTAACTATGCTAATAAAAGAATGACCCCAACAATGTTTTGCAGGAGTTGGCTGTAGAGCTTAACATCATTGGGGTCGGGAAATATATAAAACGAGCAGGTGTTACGCAAACTTAAATGCAACAAGCTGACGAACCGTCAACTCAATATTCTCGTTATCCTTCAGATTCTTGGAAACAATCTCGCATGCCTTAATATCAGTAGTAATGTTAGCAACTTTACGAATCTGCTCATTATACTGACAACGCGCCTCTGCTTCCTCTTGAGAGGCTGGAGCGTTCTTGCAACAACGCTTCTGATACGAATCAGGCGAGAATGATGCAACAACGCCAACGCTCTGAGTTTCTGGAACTCGTGTCTCATCCCACTCATAGAACTTATAAGCAAGATTGATTTTCAGGTCACCAGTCCAGTACTCAGGAACATCGTGAGTCGGTGCTGCTCCGCACTCTTTAAGCAACTCATCAGCCTTATTCTGAGCGGCTGAAAGGTCTGCATTCAGAGCAGGAATTACAGACGTGTTCAGTTGCTCCTTAATCTCCTTGCCGTTCTTGCGGAATTTGATTTTGCTCTCGTAACCGCTCAAAGCGTACAAAATATCAGACTTCTGAATGTCAGACACCTTAGCGAACTCATCAAGTTCAGCGTCAATAGCAGATACTGCTTCAGCCTTTTCCGTTTCATCCATGGTCTCGTCCATAGCAAGCTCGTCAACCTGAGCTTTCCAAGCGTCAAGCTGCTCGATGCCTATAATGTTGATGATTTCAGCTTTTTCTGCATCAGTTTTCTCATCCCCATCTTCTGCATCGGCATCTTCATCCTCTTTCTCAATGGTCTTATCGCCATCACCGCAACCTTTCTTAACACCCTTTTCGGCATCATCTTCGGTCTCTTCATTCTCATCCATTTCATTCTCGTCCAGTTCATCGTTGTCCTCTGCCTTAGCAACTTCATCGCCTAAAGCGTCCTGAGGATTTTTGAACATGTTGTAAATGTTTGCTCTACGCTGAGCAAGATGCTGCTGAAATGCAGCTGTTACGTTTGTATCCATATTCTTTTTGTATTTATAAAGTTATTTAATCATCATACTATAGAAATCTTCTAATGTATATGCCTTATTATAGCTGTAAGTGTCTTTATTCTGTTTTATGTCGTCAAGCATGTTTATCAGTAAATCTCCGCAAACCCTTATTCCGTTATAAGTTTCAAGATTCAACCAAGTCATTTTCAGGTTGAACAAAACCTTTCCAAGAGTTTCTTCATAATTTAAATTTGCAAATTTAGCAAACCTATCTGCTATCCACATAGACATTGCTGTTAAGGTCGTACCCTCTTCAGGCTTTGTGTATGGAGAAATTGATTCTATAAATTTTTTGAAAGCTACTTCGCCAACGCCATTCTTTAATTTAGGTATATTGTCTGATTTATCTCCCATGATTACTTTATAGAGAATAACCTCAAACGGAACAGTTGGTTCAACCATTACATCTGCCTCCATCCTTTCGTTCCAATAAACCTCTTTGTCTGTAGTGCAGTACAAGTGCAGATT